ACACTATTATAGATGGTATTGAAGTTGCGTATCTGCATGATTTAACAACTGATTGGAGCGAGGGTTTGAATGAAAATGGTATTGGTGTTGTAAACTCCGCACTATTAGTTGGACACGATGAAGCCGAGCATAAGATTGTAAAGAAAGGTGGTAAACCTGGACCCGATGGTGATAAGATGAGAAACATCATTAAACAACCAACTCTTAAAGAAGCTATTAAAGCAGCGGTAACATACAAAGGTAAAAGTACATTAGCATTAAAAGGACATACATTTATATCATCTCCAAAGCATATGGTTAGTATTGAAACTACATCAAAGCATAAACCTGATATTAAAATACAAAACACCGAATCATCAGTTGTTCGTACAAATCACGGACACTTATTTACCGATGCGGGATATACAAATGGGGAAAAATATTTAAGCTCAAAAATGAGAAAAATCTCAGCCGAAAAATCAGTTGATAAAGTTAATGATTGGACGGAAATATCAGCAGCAATGAGAAAGGAATACTTTCCAAATAGACCATTTTTAAATATGAAAAGAGACACTAAAGAAATGTCTACTTCTTCACAAACGGTAATGAATCTGACAGACCGTATATTACAAATAACTTATTTTAAGGATAAGGTAGATGAATTCAAAGGTATTACTAGAAAACTACCTGAAGGATATCAACCTAAGATTACTATTGAGGTAATTCCAGTTTAATTTCAACATTTTAATAGAATCATATTTATATACACACAAAATGTAAATATATTAATATGTCAAATGATTACGAATTATTTAAAGGAAAAAATTTAAGTTCTCTTTTCGAAGATATCTATAACAACCAATTATCTAAAAAAGCAAAGATAAGTAGTTTAATAGAAGAACTTAAAAAAATGATTAGACATGCGGGGGATGTGGCGAGTATAGGTCCTATTTTATCATCATTGATTGATAGTTCTGTAAAGAATGATGACCAATTGGTTAAACTCGCAACAATAGCAACCAAAATCATTGCAGCCGAAAAGAAAACCGAAGGACAAGATGGGTTCTTAACTGAATTTGAAAAAAACCAATTACTACAAGAATTAGAAGAAACCAAACAAGAAGTTGAAAGGGTAGATGATTTAGAATTTGAATTAGAAGATTTAAAAAAGAAAATTAAGTAATATGGGATTATCTAGTGCAAGAGAAAGTATAGCATCCGGATTAGGAAGTTTATCAAATCAACAATCTGAAAAAAAGGTTGGTTGGGTATATGATATCATATTGGATGAAAATAATCAATATGCTAAAGATAAAAAATTTGGAGCTTCTGTAATAGGGTCTATAAGGTTCAGAACCGCAGATAATACAAGTCCAAATGAAGCGGACTTACCAATCGCACATCCATTTGATAAAAATTTTATAAAACTACCTGTAAAAAATGAACTTGTAGAAATATATACAGTTGAGGGTAGTTATTATTATAGAAGAATTGGACAAGAACCAAACCCTTCTCAAAGTGCGGCAGAAAACGCTATATCCTCATACTTTTCTCCAAAACCACAACAGGAACAAAAGGCACAAAATTACCAATCGGTATCTGCAACAGGAATTAGTAGAACTAATCAAGATAAGTCAAAAGAATACGATGGGTATGGAAAATATTATAAAAATCAAAGTGGTATTCATAAATTAAAATTATATGAAGGTGATACTTTGTTTGAAAGCCGTTTTGGCCAATCAATACGATTTAGTGGATATAATAATGCAGAAAATAAGTTCTCGCCAACGGTAATTATACGAAATAATGAAAGTGCTCAAAACAAAAAGAAAGATGTATTAGCATCGATAGAAGAAGATGTAAATAAGGATGGTAGTGTTATCGCAATTGGTTCTGACCAATATCAATTGGCATTTCAACCGGGTACCGTTGATGATGGTGGTTCATCTGATTTTGAAACTAAACCAAATACATTCAAATCTTATCCATCAAAATTAATAGGTGACCAAATATTAATAAATTCGGGTAGAATAATTCTTTCTGCAAAAAATGCAGAAATGATATTCTATTCAAAAAAAAATTATGGATTTATTTCAGATGGTTCATTATCAATTGATAATAAACTTGGAATAGATGTTAATGTTGGGGATGTGACTAATATTACTACAAACGATAGAGATATAAATCTTAATACCGGTAATGGTAAAATTAATTTAGGAAATAAACAATTAGAACCATTGGTTAAGGGTGATGCATTGGTTGATATACTTACTCAATTAATAGATGCAATAACACAACAAGTTTATCTAACACCATCAGGACCATCCGCAACTGGTCCAACAAACTTGCCAACTTTTAATTCTATAAAATCAAAATTGAAAACAATATTAAGTGAACTAAATTCTACTTCATAATGTCTTGGCAAATTTTTAAACAAAATATTTTAAGACTGGCCAATAGTCCAGAATCTATACAAGATATAGATACCGTTGCAAAATTATATGCAGCAGAATATGATGCTGCAATTAAAAGAGGTAGAGATGTTATGCATGGTGTTTCTTTACAAAAAGGAAATGTTGAAGTAATGGAACAACTTTTTAAAATTGCATTTATTAAAGGACAATCATCAACTACTCCATATGATTTAGTTGGAGAAATGGGAAAGGGAGTTATTGCATATTGGCAAGGAGCACAATTAAATACATTTCCAATACCAATAATACCATCACCTGGTGCAACTATCAATATTGGGGTAACATCCAACTCAGTTACAAATGCAGGAGTGTGGGCTCCGGCTATACCTTCCCCAGCAAATCCTTATGACCAATTGGATTGGAGTAAAATTCCATTAGATAAAAATGATCCCGAAGTACAGAGAATTATTGCACCTGATATGGGAGAAATTAATACAATAATACAAACTGACCCATATATTGTGTCAGAAGATACATCAACATATCCGGTTGGATTAGAATTGGATAATGTAAAAGCAGAAATAATTGATAACGCGTTATATGAACAAAAAATTCTTAATAATGAACCGGAAGGAGAATTGGCAAAAGAAGAACAGGCAAAACTAATAAAAAGTGGATATAAAACGCTTGATGAATTACTAAAAATCGCAGGAGCATGGGCTCCGAAGTTAGGTAAAAATCAAAGAGTTAGTTATGCAAATTTAAGAAGTGGTTATATAAAAGGTGTTCATGGATTATGTCCACAAGGTACACAATCGGTTGTTGTTGCACTAACGGGTATTGCTGGATTAGGAAGACTAAGCGGAAACGCAGACTGGTTTTCATTTAAAACCCCCTCAACGGGTGGTGGGCGTTCATCATTTGCAGTACCAATAAACGGAGTAACTTATTATCAAGATAAACAAAAAATTGGAACATCATATACTACGAATCCTGGTAGTTGGCAGGTAGGTGATATAGTTGTTATGGGGTATGTTGATGGCAAACCATATGGACATATTCAAGTTTGGACAGGATTTAAATGGGTTAGTGATTTTACTCAAAATAGAATTCAATCAAATGGGGTTGATAATTCTACAATTGCATTATGGCGATTAAACCAAAACGGTGTAAATGCCGTAGAATCTACTAAAAATAAAAACGCATAAAATGTCATTAATACCACCAACAAATAATCCAACTATAATAATTGATGATTTTATAAATTATGCAACAGCTCACTTATCCACTATTAGTGGTGTAATTAATACGGTTTCTCTATACCCACCGGTTGGAACGCCTGGACCAGGATTACTACCTTGGAATTCTTATCAGGTAGACCCCGCAACACCGGGTGGTGGTCCTGCTTTACCGGAAACACCAGAAGTTGATACAACCTCAATTGAAATGACTGATGCACAATTGGTAGTAGCAGAAAATGCATCATTAGAAGGATTTAATATAAACGAATCTACGGCAATTGCTTTTGAGGCAAATGTGGTTAGTGAACCGGCACCACAATCATTGGAATTAAGTGAACAAAGACTCATACAAGATGCTAATAATCAACCAACACCCCCGGAATTACAAACGGATGAATTACCCAAAGATGATATTCAACCTGTTCCAAATTATAAAAGTAAACTTAAAGTGCCAGATGCATTAGTTTTGGCTATGAGAAAATATGGAGTTGGTAAAACACCATTGGAAAGAGCACATTTTTTAGCACAAACAAACCACGAATCAGGTAATTTTATATATAAAGAAGAAATAGCATCGGGAAAAGCATACGAAGGAAGGAAAGATTTAGGTAACACTCAGGCCGGCGATGGTGTTCGTTATAAAGGAAGGGGATATATACAACTGACAGGTAGAGCAAATTATAACAAATATGGACCAATTGCAGGGGCTGACTTTGTTGGAAATCCAACAGCCGTAGCTACAAAATATTATGCAGATACTGCTTGTTTATTCTGGAAATCAAATAGATTAGGTGTTAAATGTGTAGATTCTTCTACCACAACAATCAAAGTGGTAACAAAACGTATCAATGGTGGATACAATGGATTAGACGATAGAATTAAAAAATTCACATTATATTGGACAGATTTACAAAAAGATAACACTCTTTGGGCTTAAATCCCAAAAATAATCAATTCAAATATTTATAAACATACAAATAAGGACATATGAATACTGAGAAATTATTACAAGCCATTCAAATCCTAATTAAAGAGGAATTAAAAGAGCAATTACCTGCTTTAATTAAGGAAGGTGTGAAGGCTGAAATGAAAAAAATGTTAGCAGAAGGAAAACAGTCAACTAAACCACAGCCAATTGGGCTATCAATGGCTAAAGCTATTTTAGAAGATGATTCCGTTATAGAATCGGTTAAAGAAAAATTACCGCAAAAAACTTTTAGTAAAAATCCAATGATTAATCAAATACTAAATGAAACAAGAGGTGGAATTCCACAAGGTGATGGTGGGTTTAGAACTATGAATTTTGGACAAAGTGATATGGGTTCAATTGTGGGTAGAACTGCAATAGCAGATAAAATGGGTTATGGAGATTTAGCTAGAGGACCACAGCCAACTGGATTGGGTGTAAATACTGGAGTAGCTGAAATTGATAAAGCATTGAATAGAGATTATTCTGAACTTGTAAAAAGATTTAAAAAGAAATAATGGCAATTGTACTAGGTAAAAAGTTAGTTTTAGATACAGCGCAATTTAAAGATTACGCGATAGGAATAACTTTGCCTATACAAATATCTGATGTAGCATTTAATCAATCTTTCACTACAACCGAACAAGTACGTTCAAATATAAAAAGTTTACTACTTACAAAGAAATATGAAAGAGTGATGCAGCCTGATTTAGGAAGTGGTTTTCAAGAATTGTTATTTGAACAAAATACTGATGATTTTGCAGAAAGACTAGAAGCAACTATAAATGATACTATGGCCAAATGGTTACCGTATGTTTCGGTTGAAGAAATAGAAGTTGAACAATCTGATGCGTTAAAAGATAGTAATTCCGTAAATGTTTCAATAAAATTTAGAGTTGGAGAAACACCGTCTTTAGATGTAGTAACCTTTAATGTACAGGCTTAAAAATTATGGCAATAAAAAGTATAAATAAAAATTTTAAAAATAAGGGTAAAGATATTAAATATCTGAATAAAGACTTTGCGGGATTTAGAGATAATTTAATTGATTTTACAAAAACTTATTTTCCTAGAACATACAATGATTTTAATGAAACATCGCCTGGAATGATGTTCATTGAATTAGCATCTTATGTTGGTGATGTTTTGGGATATTATATAGATGATACATTAAAGGAATCCCTATTACCTTATGCGGAAGATGAAAAAAGTGTAATAGCTCTTTCTCAATTTTTAGGATATAAACCAAAAGTGTCATTTCCAGCAATAACAACCATATCGGTTTATCAATTATTACCATCAATTGGAACTGGACTTAATAACAAACCGGATGAGAGATTTTATTTGAGAATAAAAGAAGGATTGGTTTTACAATCGAATAACGGTACACAATTTAGAACAACCGATAGAGTTGATTTTAATGATGAATCCGATAGAGAGATTACAATATATCAAAGAGATGTAAATACTGGTGAAGCAACTTTTTATTTGGTTAAAAAATTAGTCCAAGCAATATCGGCTACAATAAAAACAAAAGAAGTAACTTTTTCAAATTATCAACCTTTTCAAACCATAGATATAGATGATACTAATATAGTACAAATATACGATGTAAGAGATTCTAATAATAATAAATGGTATGAAGTACCGTATTTGGCGCAAGAAATGGTATTTGTAGATAAGCCAAATGATGAACTAAACGATCCAGATTTGTATCAGTTTAAATCGACCGTGCCATATGTGTTAAAAACTTTAAAAACTCCAAGAAGGTTTGTTGCTAAAGTAAATGAAGATAAAACAACTACAATACAATTTGGTGCCGGTGATTCATCTGCATCTGATGAATTATTAATTCCAAATCTTAAAAACGTTGGATTGGGATTACCAAATTCTATTAGTAGATTGGAAGAAGCATATGACCCAACGAATTTCTTAAAAACAAAAACATATGGAACATCGCCGTCAAATACAACAATGACTGTTAGTTATTATGTAGGTGGTGGAAATGCATCCAATGTTGCTAAAGGAACTATTACTAGAATTGTTGGTATAGAGTATGAAGAAGATTTAACTTCTTTAAATGTAGCTGAATTGGGATTATATAATGCGGCAAAAGCTTCGTTGGCAATCGATAATGAAATACCAGCGGTAGGTGGTAGAGATGGTGAAACAATTGAGGAAATAAGACAAAATGCATTAGCTAATTTTGGGGCACAGAATAGAGCAGTTACTGCAAAAGATTATCAAGTAAGAGCTTTATCAATGCCACCAAAATATGGTTCGGTAGCGAAATCATTCGCAATTGCAGATGGTACATTGGATAATAATTCCCCTGCTTCGATATTGGCATCACCAAATGTATTACAAGAATTTACCGATTTAGTAATGAGTTTTGTAAATAAACCTGATTCAGATGAACCAACAGCTGCAACTGTTAAAAACGAACTTCAAAACTTTTTAATAGGTAAAAAAGGAAATATAGACGAAAAAAACAATCCATTTGCAATCAATTTATATTTGTTAGGATATGATGTAAATGGGCATTTAACAGGATTAAGTAGAGGTGTTAAAGAAAATCTTAAAACATATATGAACGAATATAGGATGCTTACAGATGGTGTTAATGTGTTAGATGGATTTGTTATAAATATCGGTATTGATTTTGAAGTTAGTGCGTATGAAAATTACAACAAATCAGAAATTATCACAAAATGCATATCCGAATTAAAAGGATATTTTGACGTGAATAATTGGACATTTAACCAAACTATTAATTTGAGCGAAGTAGAATTATTAATTGCAAATATTGAAGGAGTATCCTCAGTTCCGATGTTAAAAATTACAAATAAGTGTGGTGGACGATATTCTACTAATTCTTATAATATAGAAGCGGCAACAAAAGATAAGATAGTATATCCATCTTTAGACCCCTCGGTTTTCGAAATTAAATATCCCGATACGGACATTAAAGGTAGAGTAAGATAATGGCATACTATTTTTTAACAGCATCAAAAGATGCATCGGTATATCTTCAACAACCAAATCAAAACACTGGTTTAGATGAAGTAATGGAGATTGGTAAAGTGTATTATGGAAATATAAAAGATATTTCCAGAGCACTTATTAAATTTGAAATAGGATATATATCACAATCTCTTTCACAAGGTTCAATAAAAATGAAAGAGGCTGAGTTAATTTTAAAAGAAACTCAAAGTGAAGAAATACCATTGGAATATACATTGTATGCATATCCTATTTCTCAAAGTTGGGAAATGGGAATTGGTAGTAGGTTTGACAACGTATCAACTGCTGGTGTAACATGGAATTATAGAGAAGGGGATAGTAAATTGGATTGGCTAATAAATACATTAGAAGCTGGTTCGGATTCAAACCCAAATAATGGTACAGGAGGTACGTGGTACACGTCATATGTGTCAACTCAGGCATTTAATTATCAAACGGCCGATATTCAGATGGATATCACAAATATGGTAAGAGCTTGGATTAGTGGTTCAATATCAAATGATGGATTAATAATAAAACATTCGGATGCTAGAGAAAACAATACACAAGATTACGGAATAGTACGAATTTTTAGTAAAGAAACAAACACAATATATCAACCAAAAATTAGAATAGGTTGGGATGACCAATCATTTGTAACTGGTTCATTAGTGGCATTGACTGCCGATGATATAAAAGTTGGTGTTACTAATTTTAAGAAAGAATATAAAATAGGTACAACTCCAAAAATAAAATTGTTTGGCAGAGAATTATATCCGCTAAAAACATTTACTAATAAATTTTCTTATAATAATATAAAATATTTACCAACATCGTCTTATTATCAAATAAGAGATTTTGTATCGAATGATATTATAATACCGTTTGGTGATTATTCAAAAATAAGTTGCGATGAAAGTGGTAATTATATAAATTTAAATTTATCAAACTGGGAAGCTGGTAGAGTGTATAAGATTGAATTTAAAGTAGATTTGAACGGCGGTGTTCAATACTTTGATGATGATATAACATTTAGTATTGTAAAAAATTAAAATGATAAAGAAAGGTTTACAAAACGAAAGTAAAATTAGTGAAATATTACAGAGTGGTTCTTTGGCTATAAAAACCAAGAACAATTTTGGCGTACACCTTTTTGATGCAAAAGATAATGAAGATGGTATTGTTACTGGTAAATTAACAAAACCAAAATATAATGTTGGTGAAATATTAAAATCGGTTGATACTACAATTATTGAACTTTTACCAATATCCGCTCCTGAACTGCCTGATACTGTATTAAGAGTTATATATAATGCAGCATTAGATGAAATTGCCGCAAGGGATGTGACAATTGAAGGCTTGAATAAAAGTATTTTAGATTTAAGAGCTAAAGTAAAAGAATTAGAAATTGTTTCTCAGAGTTTGAGAGTAGAATTAGATGGTAGTTTATTAAACGTAGCGGTAGCTCAAAATGAAACGCAACAATCTACAACAAAAATATCTAGTACAATTGTAGAACTTCAAAACGCAATTCAAAGAGCCACCGCAGAATCAATTCAAAGAGTTTCTTTATTTGCTAGAGTTCAATCTTTATCACAAGAAGTTGACAACCTTAGAGAACAGCTATATGGTAAACAATCTAAGATAGATGCCGGTGCAAAAGTAACGGATGATTTCTCTGCAAAAGTTGTTAATATAAGTGATGCAAAATATGCTGATTTAACATTTAGAGCCAGAGCAAAAGATGATGGTAGGGGTAACTGGATTAATGGTCCTGAAATAGAAGTAGCAAACTTTACGTCAGAGGTAGTTAGTCTGACATTCTCACAGGATGGCGAAATCAATGGAATATTTAATTCAATACCTTCACAAACATTAGGAAAGGGTGAAACTAAAAAAATAACAATATCAACTAATTCTGGTAAAATTGATGATTATAAACCTAGTGCTGGATTTGGATTTTCACGTGATGCCGAATATAAGGGTAATGTTATTATTAAATCATCTAAAGGTACAATAAACATTCCTGTATCATTGCAAAAAATGAGAGGAAGTAAATGGAGTGGTTAAAAATAGAATATGGCAATTAAGAATATAAAAGAAATCATTAAAAACAAAGGATACTTTGTTGAACAAAACGATAGAAAAATCTTCGAAGAAGGAGATTTGCAATCGTTTTTTGGATTTGGTGATAAGGATGCCATCGAATTTATTGTGTATGATGTGAATGATAATCAATTACCACAAGCCGATGGCAATTTAGTTAGATATATCCCAATGACCTCTCAAAATATAAATGATTATATTCTTATACCGGAAGGAACTGTATTTCAACAATATAATTTACCAAAAGAATACTTTATTGATGCGGAAAGATTATTAAGAGAAGCGGGATATAATAATGGTATTTTTAAAACACAATTTACTTTACTAAATAAAAGAGTTGGAAGTGAAAAAGAATACGATAGATTATGGATTCAAGAAATATCTCCATCTAGAACTGAAGTTAGATTAGTACCATTAAAAAAAGACGGAAAAGTTGATAAAAAATTACAAGAAAGATTTGATATTTTTATTAACAACGGAGATTTTAGAGATGATACCGAATACTATGCATACACTGCTGTAAGTGCAATAAATCCAAATATAATTGATTCTTTTTTAGGACAAAAATATGGAAATTCTTTTGTAGAAAAACTTATAAAAGAATACAATATCGGAAACTTAGATGTTCTTTCTGGTAAAATATATTCTAAATTTATTGAAGCATCTACATACGAGTTTCAAAATAGAATATCAGATATTAATAATGCAAATTACGGAAAATATAAACCAACGGAACAAGAAGCACAATTATCAAAAAATGATATTATAAATCTTTGTAAAAAAATATTAGTTCAAATTATAAATTTTTATTTATATAAACCAAATGTATCTACAACAACTACAATAATATCTGAAACTGATAATAGTCAGGATGTAGTTAATAAGATACTACAATCGTATGATGCATCTACAACATATAATACCGCTTCTCCTGCAATAGAAATGACGGAACAACAAAAAGCTATTTTAACAAGAAAAGAATTAGAATACAAAAAAGAAGCGGAAAAAGAATCACCATATCCTGCAAAAGATATTTTAATAGAATATAAATGTATTGGATTTGACCAATATGGGGTGTACCATGATGGTGCTGGTGGAACGTATGAAAAATTAGTTGAAACAAATTCTTTATCATGTGGTTATACTCCGCCTAATACTGGCGGCAGCGGTGGAGGCTCTGGTGGCGGTAGCGGTGGAGGCTCTGGTGGCGGTGGCGGTGGCGGTTTTATTGAAAGAGATTTAGGTACTGGATTTGGTAGAGAGCAAGTTTTTGAAAGGGATATGGCTCAAAGAGAAAATATACAATAATGGCAAGAGAATATAAAGAAGATCCAGGCAATGAACTATCGCCGGAGTTTACCGATGCTAGTTTATATAGCGACAATTTAGGCGGCAGCTCTCCTGTGGGAGGTGGTGGCGGTGGCGGAAGCATACCTGGTACTGATGCTATTATTCCAATTAACACAGAGCCATCCGGAGAACTTAATGATGATTATCAAATTATTATTGCAGTATCTGCAAACCAAACATCAAATATTCTTGTAAACGGCGATTTAACTTATAAGCAGACAAACAATAAACTTATTTTTAAAATAAGTGAAATTGTTGGTTCTGAAAAAACAATTACTATTTCAAAAGATGGGTATAAAACGGATGAGAGATATGTAATCGATATAGTATTAAATCCATTTTTTTCCGAAGCACAGTTGGAATCCATAAAACAAAACTATGGTTATAAACTACAAGATTTATTTAATAATATAGTCGAAGCACCAACTGAAAAATATTATTCTACAACAAAATTATTTGTACCTAGAGTTAGAAAATTTATAGGAAGTACACAAGTAGAATTTTCAAATGCAATAAATGAAACAGCATTTTCTATTGAATTTGATATAAAGCAATCGGTAATAGTACCTGATGATGGTACTAAGGTATATTATGAATACGTTGTGACTAGAAGTGGAATACCCGCTAAATATGAAGATAGTATTATAACTTTTAAAGGAGCTAATGGACAAATACAACAAATACAAACTGCCACAGTTGGTACTTCTACTAAAGTTTGTGCGGAAGAAAACTCGTGGGGCGGTATTGGAAAGGATTTATACTCAAAATCACAGGTAGGTATTTGTACACCTGGCGGTGGTGATACTGGTGGCGGTGGTGATACTGGTGGCGGTGGTGATACTGGTGGCGGCGGTGATACTGGTCGCGGTGGAGGTACAACAACTACAACAAGACCTAAAATTGATTTAACATTTGAAGGACCATCAGATGTAATCGAAGCAATATTCGCTGAAGCGGCTATTAGTTTTAGAAGAATAGCAGATTCTGATAGAAAAGTAATATTAGCTAATAGTGTAAAAGAACTAGTATTTCCTGAATTGGCAAGAACGGTTGAATTTGCAACAAAAGATAATAACAATTATAGAATTCGTCAAATAGTTGTAAAAGGTGAAGGGTTGGTTGAAGAAATATTAACAGCAACACAGCCGTTCGAATCAATCACCACAAAAATATCAGGTGATAGAAATTATAAAGTTTCAATTTTTGCAGAACAAATATTCATTCCACAGGTTGAAGTTCCTATAATCTCATTTTACAATGATGGTGAAAAGGTAATTAATAAAAATTCTATAACATCAGGTGATGCAAAATTTGGTGTTGGAATTAATATAAGTCAAAATACTTCAAAGATTAAATATTTTATTGGTGATAAATCATTTGAGGCTATAATTGATGTTTTTGCATCTCCGTTTTTAGTTCAAATACCTGTAAACGTTTTTGAAAACTTAGGAAAATATAAAGTAATATTTGTAGGAAATAATCAAAGTGGAGATTCCAATTCAATTGAAACATATATAAATGTAGTAAATGAAATTTATGTTGGAACACCGGATGTTAGAAATATTGTTTATCCTAAAACAATAAAAGGTGCAGACTATAAAGGATTGGATGTTGATTTTGAAATTGCGTATGATGTAATAGACACTACGGTGGTTAGAATTTATAAAGATGGTAGTGATAAATTCATAGAAGCAAGTCCTGTTGATACAACAACGATTCGTAATAGTGGGCCGGCTAATACGCAACCTTTTAATTTTAAAAGATTATATGAATTAGAGGGTAACAATGTAGAACAAGATAATACAATTGCAATAACATTGCATTTGATACCTTATAATTTAAGTGGTAAAGATCCTGTTATCGGAAAAAAAGAATCGATAACAGTTACTTTGAATAAATCTGATTTAGAAATACCCAGAGAAGTAGCAATCAGTAGATTAACTGAAGCATTTGTAAATCAATTTAATTTAAAAGATGTTAAGGATGAAACTTCAAAACATTTAACGCACTTTTTACATTTAGGAGATGCTGATAATAAACTAATCTCAAATTGGGTTGGAGATAGAGGTTCTTTGATTTTAAAATTATACGAACCAATATCAACTGCAACACAACCAAACCAGCAAGTTTTTATTTCTAAAATACAATCAAATCCTATTGTTGAAACAATAACAATTACGGGAATTGATGAAGACCTTTGTCCTCCATTAAAAGGACCAAACTTTTCTTTAAATCCCGATAATGGTATTGGATATAGATATTTCGAAGAACTTACCGCAAGTGGTTCTTTAACTTCAAACGATATTGTTGTTAAGTATTTAGATACAAATGGTATAGATACTTCTAAATTGAATATACAATATATAAGTAGTTCATTCTATACGTTTGAAAACTTTATACACTATGGTTCTGCAGAAGAAAAGGTAAATAACTTTTTTTATAAAATGCAGTTATTAGAACAATACACTGCAAAGTATCAAGAATTAATACAACCAACATATAGTCCACCACCAGGACCAATTTTGACTGAAGATGGGTATAAGGTAATAACTGAAGATGGGTTTTTTAATGTTATATATGAAACATTTGTATATCAAACTGTTGTTAGCGGAACTGAAGCAAAAAAATTATTAATTGTAATTAACGAATTACTTTCTGGATTTGATGGTTTTGAGAAGTGGTTATACAGTACGGTAAATAATTTAGCGTATCCAAAAACATTAACAACTACTATATTTGGAGGACAAATATACGTCATAAATCCAACAACGGATGCGTCTGTAATTGCTTGGTATAATGCATTAATTGCAGAAGCATCAGAATATGATAAATACAACGCAAACTATTTAGTAAACAACATACCTGAATTCATAACAAGAGATGTAGATAATTCTGAATTTATTCTTTTCTTAGATATGATAGGGTCACACTTTGATATTTTGTGGTCTTATATTAATGGTATTAATAGATTAAAAAATGTAAACGAAAATTCAGAATTAGGTGTACCGGATTCTTTAATATGGTATCTATTAGAATCTTTAGGATGGAAAGGAAAACGAGCATATGATTCTCAATTTCTTTGGGAATATGCATTTGGTACATATCAAGATGGAACTCCAAAGTATTCAATGTCTTTAGAAGAAGCGAATAATAAAATTTGGAGAAGAATTTTAAATAACTTACCTTATTTGTTAAAACATAAAGGTACGTCTAGAGCACTTAAAGCTGTAATGGCGTGTTATGGTGTTCCACAATCTATGTTGACGATAATGGAGTTTGGTGGGCCACAAAATCCTTCGGAAAACGGTTCTACTAAATTTACATTTGATGATAGAACGGCTGCTATAAATTTACAACCATCATCATCAATATTAATTCCTTGGCATGAAACAAATGGTGCATATCCAAACGGAATAGAATTTAGAATTAAACCTGATGTTGTAAAAACAACTCATATAATTTCTTCTTCTGCATTTGAATTATATATTCAACAAACAACCGGCTCAAAAGCGAAATTAGAATTTAATTTAGGAAGCGGACAGACTTCACCTTATTTTGAAGCAACATCTTCCGGAAATGAATACATCACAGCATCCGTTGTTTATGTGGAAGGACCATCTCAAAATACCGCATCTTTAGATTTTCCATTATCAACTGAAGAATATAGTAATATATTAATAAATAAAAATGATTATGGACCTAGTTATTCTTTATATGAAATTTTATTAGCAACTACAAACGGTGAAAGAATAACCACATATGTTAGTATGTCTATTTTGGCATCACCAAGTGATTGGAGTGGTTCTCAATTATCAATTGGTAATGATTTTGATGGTATGGTGGATGAGTTTCGTTTATGGAGAGTTCCTTTGCAACCATCTAAATTTCAAAACCACGCTTTACATCCGGATGCTATAAATGGTAACTCATATACGGCATCAACTGCTGATTTATTATTCCGTTTAGATTTTGAATATCCAAAAGATAGAGTTGCTGATATTGGAATTAAAAACGTAGCTATTAACGAAACATATGGTGAACCATTTGCATCGGCAAGTAATATGTATTCGGCTCCAACATATCCATATCAATATGTACCATATGATAGAACTGTAACTGCTACCGTCCCATCTATGGGATTAAGTTATTCAAATAAAATAAGATTTGAAGAACAAACATTAGTAACTGATTTATCATATAAAACAAGAGCAACTAAAAAATCGTTTGATAGAGCTCCTATTGATTCATCTCGTTTGGGATTATTCTTCTCTCCAATTAAGGAGTTGAATATGGATATATTAAAAGCATTTGGTGATTTTAATATCGATAACTATATTGGTGACCCGTCAGATGAGTTTAAAGATAATTACTCAGAGCTTAAAGATTTAAGAGAATATTATTTCGATAGATTGGATAGAAACATTTACGAATATATTAATTTGGTAAAATATATTGATAAATCTTTATTCGATGTATTGGCAGATTTAACACCTGCAAGAGCAAAAGTTTCTAAAGGGTTATTAATAGAACCGCATTATTTGGAAAGAAATAAAATTAAATTTACAAAACCAACAGCTGAGAATTTTTATAAAGAATCAAACATTGATACCAGAGATAATATAGATATAATTTCATCGTACAATGTACGCACTGGTGTATTGGATGTATTAGAAGATACTGAATTATCATCAAATAGAAACGATTATGAAACTCAATTAGACGTAATAAATTTTGATTTAGATAGTGATAATGTATCATACGAAACAATTATAAATCCTATCAAAACGGAATTGTTTGAAGCAACTGCACCGTTTTACGAAGCATCGATACAAGTACCAACGGGTAGTAGTTTGACAGGTGAAGCGGATTCATTTACATTTGAAGCAATTGGAATGGATAAAAATTCATTATCAAATTTAGGATTTGGATTGTATGGTGAAAGAGGAGTTGGTATATTCAAATATTATGATATATTTGGTAATTATACGTCTAGTAGACAAAACATATACGCGGTTACGGAAAGAAGATATAAAAAAGTATCAACACAAGTAAGTGGATACCCAACTGGTTCTGGTCCAGTTAGATATGAAAATAAATTAGTTCCACAATATGAAACAAAAGTATCACTTCTACCTTTTAGTGGAAGTATTACATATGGTTCAAATACAATTGAGGTAATAGCATTAAATGGATATTTTCCTACTCACTATAAATTTGTGAATAATTTATCGGAAGGTATGCAACGTTCATTCTTCAAAGGGTCTTTACAGGATTCTACAACCACACCGGACGGATTAGACCCGGTTGAAACATTTATTACCAATCCTAACATTCTTAGAGTGGCTAAGACAGGTAGAGGTAGTGGTGAACCAATACTTGAGGTTGACTAATTTGAAAAAACTAAATAGTTATATTTATAGAATATAGAATAAAAACAAATTAAAATGGGATATTTAGACAATACATCGATTACGGTAGATGCTATTCTTACCAAAAAAGGTAGACAAAAATTGGCATCTGGCCAAAGACTTGACATTTCCAAATTCGCTTTGGGGGATGATGAGATAGATTATACGCTTTATGAACCAGCGCATCCAAAAGGTTCTGCATATTATGATTCTGCAATTAGAGCTATTCCTATTACGGAAGCTACTTCAGATGAAACACAGGCTTTGAGATATAAACTAGTAACACTTCCAAAAGGAACTACACAAATTCCTGTTGTAAGTTTTGGAATTAGTTCAGTATCTGCATATCAATATGAAGGTGCTGTGGGATTAATACCAACAACTTCACCTGCTGGAAATGGAAATGCGGGATATACTATGGTATTAGCTGATAGAAATGCTGGAACGTTAAGAGCTACTAGAAATGCAACATCTGCAGCAACAATTCCACCATTCTTAGGAGAAGAAGTAGCGGCAACCGCACAAGTTGTTACCGGATTAGCGTTTGAGTTTACACCGAATGGTCAATTAACATTTGGAGTATCAACAACAATTACAGTATATGGTAACGAAACAGGTGGTTCTCAAACTATCCCTGTAACAATTACATATAGACAAGTATAAAGATAAAAAAATAATATAAAATATGGCAACAATAAATGACCCAATTATTACCGAACAGATACGAAGTTTAGCCGCGGCCGGTACTGTTGATGTAAATAGATTGGTACAAATAGTAAACTCAGGACTACAACCAGCGGAACAAATTGTTACCGGAGTTGGAGCTACAACAGGTATATTCAAAAAATTTGGTCAATTCGATAGAGTAGATGCAAAAATTGAAATTGTAACTACTGGAATTTGGAGTGGTGATGCGGGTTCAATGACTACATTCTTCACATCTTCTGAGCAAGTTGTTGAAGCAAGTGCGGAATATTACTATAACATATATAGTTATAATCCACAAATATCATCTTCAGCAGAAGCACAATACGCAATAGCGTATGGACACGTTGATGGAAGCGGTTCTATGTTATTATCACAAAATGATGATTCGAAGCAAGCTACTAAAGCAACTTACGCACAATATAGAACTTTATTATTAGATGACCCAACCGCAAAATTCAAATTTGAAAATAGCGCAGGAGTTGCAATTGAAACAAATGATGTATATGTTATCAACGTAAATAGAGCAAGATATAGAGAAGAAATGGATGCAGGTAACTGGTCATTAGCAGTTTCTGGTTCTAATGGATTGGTAACGTTTGTAGATGATAGTGGTAAGAAATTTGGTGATACTTTAGGAAAAGCTGGTAGAGTGTTCAAAGTAGCAGAGGGGGCTTTGAATTTAGGAACTCAATCGGATACTACAATTAATTCATATACTGCATCGAATGGTTTAGGATATGGATTGTTCTATCCAGATAGAGGTATTATAGTATTAAATCCAGCAGCAATCGGTAATAAGATTGGTAACGTATGGAATGAAGCATTCCAAACCGTAGGTACACTTACACCATCGTACTCAACCGCAGCTGAGCAATATAATCAAAAAAGATTATATTACGCAATTAAAGCTGGTGGTGATTTTGAAGCAAGAAGAACTGAAAGAATATCAACACAACATTATTTTGTAAGAGCTAATAATAGAGAGTTCAACTACTCTAACAACCCTACATATATTGATTCCGATGGATTCTTTACAGAATCTTCATTTGAAACTGACCCACAAACTTATATCACAACCGTAGGATTGTTAAATGATTCGAATGAATTGTTAGCGGTTGCCAAAACTTCTCAACCAATTGTTAAATCGTTTGATAAAGAAGTACTGATTAAAGTTAAATTATCATTCTAATTAATTTTTAGATAATAAGTGAAGCCCCCTTTTACAGGGGGTTTTTCATTTATCAAATATTTATATAAAATCAAAAGAAATAAATGTTAAAAGAAATACCAAAATCGGATATTATAGTTAGACCGATAAAGGTTTATAAAGAATGGACATTGGATGAAAACGATGTAAAACCTATATTTGGCGAAACCATAACAGGACTTGTTGATGTTGAAAACGGGGAAACGAGTCATGGGTATAACAAAAATGTAATATACACATCAATTAAATCTCAGTTTTATAGAAATTCTTCCACCGCTTCTATATTAACCGAAGTTGGTAAAAGACATTCATATGCATCCAATAATGAAAGAGTATTGGGTAATGAGTTGGTTGTAATATCAATACCACAGAGATATGTAGGAGAAGGTATAAAAATAGGTAGTGTAAGATTAGAAGATGAACAAACTCAAAAAGTTTATACTGATGATAGTTTTTCAAACTTATTAGATTCTGGAAGTAATGTAGCAGGTAATATTTTTTACGATAGAGGAACAATCGTATTAACTAGAGATATACTTAGTGGTTCGGTAATGACTAATTTTACGTTAGAATATCGTTCAACGCAAACTATATATGAAAACGAAATATTTGTATCGGTATTAGAAAACGAATTTAATGTTTCACAAAATCCTAGTGCAGTTTACGAAATTGGAAATTCTACAAAAATTATAAACGTAAGTAATGCAAGTGCTGGATTAAGAGGTACTGGGAGTGTTGATATTTCTTATTACGAGCCTGGCACTAGATTAATACGAAATTCTAGATTCCCATATATTTCTAACTTAGATACAACTAAAATGGGTAGTTTTGATGATTATTTATATAGTGGTTCAATAGACCCAACCGGTTCTTTTTTAGCACCATATATAACTACAATTGCATTATATGATGATAATCTGGATATGGTTGCTGTTGCTAAACTGGCACAGCCAATTAAATCGTTACCAGATTACCCATTAAATTTTATAGTTCGTTTCGATACATAATGTTATATTTATAATAGTAAATAAATTAAAAAAATGGCAAGTATTTTAGACTTATACACACAAAAAACTCCAAAAACTGGAGTAGCTAACACTAAAGGAGTTGATACTACTCCAATAGGAGCAGATAATCCGAGAGGAGAATTTAAACCATCCAAAGACCTTTCTAAAGATGAAAAAGCTTTAAAAAACGCTAGAGGTGGTACATTAAAAGAAAAAAAATACTCGGATAGTATTACAAAAAAGTAGTGAATGTCTTGGAAATTTAATGGAAATATTGTTACAGAGGAAAACACACCGGAAGGTGCAGTTGGGTTTGTCTATAAAATGATACACATACCAACTGGTAGATTTTATATAGGGAAGAAATCCCTAAATCAGGTTCGAAGATTGAAACCCTTAAAGGGAAAGACTAGAAAGAGAGTTGTTAGAAGTACTTCCAATTGGGAGAAATACTATTCATCAAACGAATGGATTAAGTCCGAAGTAAAAGAAGGTAGAGCTGGTGATTTTGAAAGAGAAATTATCCAGTTTTGCTTTTCCAAAAAATCCTTATCATATTACGAAATTAAATGGCAGTTTCATTACGATGTACTTGCCAATGAACAATCAATAAACGAAAACCTTATGGGAAAATTCTTCCGTAGGGATATTATAAACTAAAGTTATGACAATACCTGAAATCGCACATAAGTACGGAATCTCCGAAGCTTATTTAAACGCAAAAGATGATGCACTTCAAATAGCAGCAGCATCATTAGTAGACCTTAAAGGAATGGTAAACAACAATGTACCAAGAGAACAAATTGCTAACAAATTACAATTCTTAGCAGACTTCCTTTATGATGTAAAGAATTCTAACCATTAATTAGGTTATATCAGATAATTTTCGTATATTTGTGATAATAATATCCAAAATATGCTATCTGGTAGGAATAAATTACAAATAATTACAATATTAGATTCTACACTCGGAGTGGGTTCATCCTTAAAGGGAAACGAACAGGCACACCATTGTCCATTTTGTAATCAC